TATATTATTGTTAGATGTGCCGTGCTGTTCTATACGTCCAGATAGACTTAAATCTAGACCAACCTCAACGTTTTTTTCAGCATTTATGGATTGGGTGAAATGGGTTGAACCATCTTTTAAAATATACATTGCATCATTGCGTGCATCATTGCCAGAATTATCTGACAAATCGCCACATCCAATTGTTAAAATGCGTTGTTTAGAACCACTCGGGCGCTGTTCATATTTTTTATTAGATGTTCCAATCACAACTTCTCCAAATGAAAAATCATTTTGACTAGAAAAATATGGATGTCCGGATAAATCTAGATTTGAACCTATTAATGTAGAATATGGCAAAGACGTTGTATTCTGCCATCCTAATGCCATAGAAGATACAGCTTTTGCATGTGAAAATAATCCTAAACTTGTACTTAAACGAATTTCATCACCTGCAATACCAGACCATTGTGTGCGTGTTCCAAAATCAGTTACATCATCACTATATGAGAAGTTAGTATAATGTTTTTGCAAGTTTTCTAATGCTAATGTGCCGACCTGGTCTGGGGATGCATTTCCACCACCACTACTCTGACCGGATAAGTCGTTATTTGTTACACCCGCACACCCGAATTGAGCTATAGAAACGGATAAATTGCTGATATCTGATGGAGTAATCCAATCAACTGTACCAGCTGTGATTCCAAGCAATTGTCCATTTAGACCCCATCTTACTGGAAGTTGCATATTTGAAGCGGCAGCAATTTGTCCATCTGGCTGGATACTGTTTACACCCCATTCAAATGTTCTTGATTTTGTAATATATTCTGTTCCATTTCGTTCTCCCAAGAATACATAACTAGAATCGCCAACTTTTCCCTCAAATACATTAGCCGCCTCATCACCTTCTAACACATAATTAACTTTAAAATCATCGACCCCAGGTATCCACGAAACATTTCCACCAAATATGCCTGCCATCTAATTATATTTATAGAGTATTTTATTTACTAGATATAAACTAGTAAATAACCTAAATCTTACTAAAATGTTCTATTCCTTTATTAAGCGCAAAATAACCAAGGCCAAACATAAGACTTTTCACAAATAATCCAGTTTTTTTAATGTTTTGGTCTGGTGTAAAAAGAAAGGGTAAATGGTTGAATAATGATTTGTCAAATGACGTGAAATTATATATGAAAAAAAGGATAGAAATAATAACAGGTACTTTTAACTGGTCATATAAAACCTCATTCTTATTTAATATGGCATTTTGCTGTTGACTGAATTGGTTAATCATATCTTGTGATACTTGATTATTAATATATTGGGTTGGCTGGTCATTTGGAACCCAATTAGGATTTGTCTGTGTGTCCTGTGAAAAATTATTAGTATTACTTGGTATGTCTCTTGACGGTAATTGCATGCCATTATTTAACATATTAGCATCTTGAATTCCTGCTAAATGTTGGACAAGTGATGGGTCATTATTTGTGTTATAATTAATTTGAGGAGAAGATGGTCTAGAAAATACAGCCGCGCCACCACCCACACTTGGTTGCATCTGACCCTGACCCTGTTGCATCTGACCCTGACCCTGTTGCATCTGGCCCTGACCCTGTTGTATCTGACCCTGACCCTGTTGTATCTGACCCTGACCCTGTTGTATCTGACCCTGACCCTGTTGCATCTGACCCTGACCCTGACCCTGTTGCATCTGACCCTGTTGCATCTGACCCTGACCATGTGGCATCTGTCCCTGTGGCATATGACCTTGCTGCTGCTGAATATCAGTTGTTTCAATAATTATATTTTCACTGGAATACACATTATCCGTAGGTAACTGAGCGATATTAGTAGTTCCTTCCATTATTTTTATTTAAGATATTTAGAACCTTTTTAATACGCATACATTCATGTGGCGCGTTGCGTCTTTCCAGATTTCAAAATTTTCTTATCTAAACTACATGATTCTTGATACAAGTCATATTTGTAACATTTATTTCCAACTTTATATGTTTCGCCGTCGATATCATCAATGTCAGCATGTCTAAATACAATACATCCACGCATATTACATGCACTTCTAAATAACGATGCAATGCCTAAAGCAATAATAACTGATATAAATGTGTTACCATTATCAGTATATATTAAACGTTCAACAACGCGCATTATATATATTGGCATTATTATTAAATTTGATAAGGTACTTTCATTATGTCGTCATCGTTAATCGGACACAATACTTCCGTTTGTTGAAGACCAAAACAGGTGTTGCTTTTGTCCATTAATTGTATTTTTTTATAATTTTCCGGAGTGGGATAAATATGAATGACCTTTGGGATAGGAGCACTAATATAATTAAAAAATAATCCAATCGATAACGTAATGATAAATACTTTGCCATTTACAAAAGATTTTTTGAACATTCTATACTATGTAGTAATATTATTAAGTAGTAAAGCTTAATAGCTTCGATTCATCTTCTTTGAATAATGAGACATATAAGTCGTTAAGTCGGGTAGTTTCTTGAATAAGATAAAAAAACTCATCTGGGTCTTTACCATCTTTTTTAACAAACATGTTAGCATATTTTGATTGGTTGATATCATATAACAGTGTTTTTATTTCATTATTGTACAATCGAATATTATTCGTTATATGAACAGGAGATTTATCTGCTAAATAATCCTTTGAATTTTTTTTGATGATGTTAATATTTTCAATTAATGTTTGATATAATGGCTGAACTTGACTCTGTAATTTACTAGTAATTTTTTTTTTTCTTTTAATAATAGATTCTAATATATTTTGAAAATTATTATATTCATTTTTAATTTTTGAAAATTCATCTGTAATGTCAGATTCGTCTTTATAACCATAAATCAGTTCGGATTTTAAATGAATAATTTGTTCTTTTAACTCGTTTACAGTTTCACTCGCACTATGAATAATATCATCATAATGTTCTTTTTTTCCAACAACAAATTCAATATTTAATTTACATGGATTGGATACGTCACCACAAACAATTTTATAGGTTCTATCACTTTCACTAAAGGTTGTTCCGACTTTTCGGTTACAATTAATGCAGTTTTCATTAATGCTTGCAATCGCGATTTTTTTTTCATCGTCAGTCAATGTATCATTTTTATTAATTTTATTTTTTGCCAGGTTGCGTTTTTTTTCAACATTGTTTTTATACAAAAAATATTGTTCCATTGCCGTGTATAAATGTTTATTATTGGGCTCTGCCATATATTTATTATATTTATTATTTTATCGGTAGATTGGTAATTAAATCGAGCGAATTATTCTGTTTAATTTTTTGCATCGTTTGTATTTTACCTAAAATATATTTTTTTTTTTCCTCAGATTTTTGTTGGCGTTCCTGTAAAGTCGGCATGCCTTTGTAACGATAATATAATGTCAAAATGATAATACTTACTATTAAAATTAAAGTACTAATATTAAAGATTATATTAAAATGTTTATTTTTGGATATGTTGCAGACTTTAAGTGTTTGTGTCATATAATATTTAACACCAGGCTCTGTTAAATTGGGATTGATATATTCAGACGAATGCATATTTTAAATAAAATAATATATTTAATTTAAAATATAAGCATATATATATTATGCCCGAAGCTGGGGAGCAGAGTAGTATGGAAATGCTAAATTCACTTATTAAGAAAAGTAATGGTGGGATATTAGAGTTTTGGGTGGTATTATTAACAGCTGCATTAATATGCATAAAATATATATTATTACCAGAAAACATATTAGATGGTGATGAAACGACTAAATCGTTGATGCATAAGAAAAATTTGTTTATAACAATAGCATATATTTTGGTTATTATAATGGCTGTATTTTATATAAATTATAATGGATATCATACTACCTGTTTAAAAAATACATCCAAAGAAATGTCATCAGAAGCGGTGTATTTTCTTGTCATGGTTTCGGTTTTTCCATGGATGTCAATACTTGGTATTTGTTACGCAGTGTTAAACGTATTGCCCGGCTGGAAGTCGCCATTTTCGAATACATTTGGTTACTTTATAACAATGTTTATGTTGGGTGGACAACATATGATTGATGAGATTTTAGATATTCCTAATGCAAAAGACGAGGATGAAGCGATTAGATTAGTGCTAGAAAATAATTTCGGGAATTTAATAAATGACTATACGCCAAATAATATTGCAGAATTTAGACACATTGGTTCCGTAATTGGTGCATCTAAATTAAAAACGAAACCATATTTACCAGGAGAGAGTGTGTATAATAATATAGCAAAATTAATAATGCTTAAAGATTTCATTGCCGAAGGGATATGGTTTATGTTAATGGGTATATTCGTAGTAAATATAACAGATAATTATATTAGTGTCGAAGCGTGTATTTAATATTTAATTGTCACATAATAGACTACAATATATATAACGATAGAAAGCACAATAGACAATAACCATATTGGAAAAATTGTTTTATGTTTATAACCTAGTCCGAACTGCTTAATAGACCCATCAGCATTAAAAAAAACAGCCAGTTTCTGTCTATATATTAGATAAAAACATATTAAGAAAAGTATAATAGATACGGAAGTTTTATTATTTTTAATAAACTGTTTCATATATATATATAAGAAAGACCATTATTAATATGTTAAATAGTTTATATAAAATATTAATATTCTTCATCACCATCTAAATCTCCGTGGTCGTCATCATCAACTACATTTAATTCATTGTCGGCATTAATTTCTTGTTCCAATCTATCTTCTTCCAATACTGCAATCTGGTTTAAATTATCTGTTTCACGGTCGTATGTTTCCTTGTCATATATTCTGATGCCTTTTTGCAAACCAACACTCCATTTTTCTAATTTATTATTCTTAAATAAATTCTCAATTTCACGCTCTTCAATGGTTAATGCGTTCAAGAATTGCGTTATATTATCTTTTTCAATGATTTTTGATTTATTTACTTTTTTTAATAGATCGTCATATGATAAAAGGGCATGTTTTAATTCATTGTCACAAATTGTAATAACATCACCTAATAATTTACGCCGTGAATCACCATCATCATTTTGCAGTTCTGATATAAAGTCCATTTCCTCTCCACCGAAACCATCCATCATGTCATTATTATTAGCATTTCCGATTGATTTAACACTCGATGTAATATCAGTTGCGCCATCAATTGTTATAGTTAAGAATTGCTTCAATATAAATAATAGAGTAAATTGTAACATTTTCTCTTTAAGTTCATCATCAAATCCATTACTATTATAAATACATTTCGCAAAATCAGTAATTAAATAATGTACTGTTGCAATTTTATAGGACATTTGTTTTATCGTTTCGTTATCAAAATAAGATTTTATGTTATTTTGTTTCTCAATAATATTTTTCAAATCAATCGAATGTTTATCAGAAACATTCCAGTGTCTTGGAATATTTACACCTTCCTCAAACGTAGTTTTATTCAAAATCATATTTGGCAAGATATTTGTAATATTTAAAATTACATTCTTAATACTCGTTACATAGCTTTCATGATGAACTGCATCACTCAATACATAATCAAATACATGTTGTGCAGTTTTATGTTTGTTACATTTTTTTAATTCTTTCATAATTATATTTTTAAGCTCGTCGATGCGAGTTACTAAATCCCTCGTAATTTTTTCTTGTGTTGATTTACCATTGATATAGTTTTTAATATTTTGTATAAAAATCTTATACTCATTCGCAGTGACATCTACTTCAAAATCTTCAAATTGTGCAATCAGTTCGTGTAAATATTCTTTCTCATTGAATGTATTACCTGACTGTTGCAAAGGATTAATTGAGTTTTGCTTATTGAGTATATTTAACAATTCATTAAAATGTTGTTCAGTATATTGCACGCCATTATTTTTTAAATTTCGGATTTTATTTGAGATTGAATCAGTTGTTTTATAATTATCTGGTCGTCTCTGGCATACCGATTTAACTAGTTCTGGGGGTTCTTGTTGTGAATTATATTTACAATGACCCATGAATGTTCTATAAATTAATTCTTCACTATAACCTGGAAATTCATTAATTGGTATTTTTCGCGTATCAATTGGGTCGTATAAAATACTTGCCTTACTAAGACCATTGTATTTATGATATATATTCATCATATTCCGAATTGAGATATCGTTAATTTCCTTGTTCTTATTCACAAAATAAGATATTGTTTTATAGTTTTCATTACAGCAAGCATTTTCAATAAATGGAATATTTGACATTGATACAACCAATGGCGTTTGTGATTTCACAATCGAATTAATTTTATTTTGAATCGATACAGATGTAAAATACACTTTATTCTTGATTAAATCAAGTTTTTCATTATGCCGTTTTCCAGTTTTAATATCAGCCACTAATTCAGTCTCAAATCCTCTTCCAATTGATATGTTTGCTGTAATTGATACTTGTTTTAGATGCGGTAAAAATGTTGCCCAATTATCCAACTCGTAAATTTTTGATTGATTAACATCTTTGAATGTTTTCATAAATTTTTTCTTATTCGCAATCATGTCGCGTATTTTAAATTCATTCATTAGGTATTTTGGGATAATTGTGGTTTGTAATTTTTCTACTAATTCATTTTTTTTTGTTTTCCTTAGAGTATGCCAGGGAAAGATAGATGATTTTATACCCAATGCAACACAAGCGATATATTCTAATCCAGATTTATCTGCACTTCCATCATATGGATACCCAGAAAATGACTTTGTGCACCCAGGGAACGTTTTGTTCGTTTTAATAGGAGGTATTGCTGTTTGGACAACTATTAACAGATAACTTAATGTAACATATATTATAGCTTTTCCGATTTTGGGAGTTTCTATATCTTTTGTATCTTCTCCAATTAGTTTTAATAATGTATTTTGAATATCAACTTCTATAATTGAAGTATCGTAATCTATCCCCATATGTGATAACATTGTTTTGATAATATTGTGCACAACCTTCTGCAGAGGACTATTTCTCTGTTCATTATAAGCTTCTGATCGTATATCATTTGTGTCAATGACATCTCTCAATATGTCATCTCCAACATCAGCTTCTAAAAGTGCACGACTAATGGCTTTAAACCCAGTGTCATCAAAACCTTCCTCTTCGCTGTATTCAATATCTTTAATTTTATAGCCACTATGTTTGTCTATCCAAGCGTTTCCATCATCACTTAATCCTCCTTGTCCCGCGCATATTCGATTCACCTCATTCACATAATCACCATTTTCCACCGAACTTGCTAAAATTTTCATGAATGTTGGCATAAGTTTAACATGTGTTAATTTACAATAATACCAATATTGGTCTTCGCCTTCTGTTGGGACCCGACAGAATGACTCATAAAATTTAATGATATCGTCAGTTTTCTTTTTAAAATCATACTGTCCCAGAATTTTATCCAACAAACGAGCGTATGGAGATAAAATAGGGTCATTCTCATCAATTGTCATACCAATCATTTTTTGTATGCGGTCATGTGTCAGGGTTTTACTATGATTAATCTCTCTCAATCGAACAATTATTTTTAATTGTTTTCTATATTGGTCATTAAATTTGTTTTGGAGTACCTCTTTAGTAACAGCAATATCGGTAATATTAAAATCATTCATTAACTCATCGATAAAGTTATTTTCAATCTGATTTGATGCATTATCCGTTGAAATACATCCATTGTTTGTTGTTAAACAATCAGATTGTAAATTACAAATATCTTTGTTATTGCTCACAAAAAAATTAGGATCATCCATATCGGTGGATACCCACATATTTTCATTCCTTATAAAATATGTACGTTTTAACTTCTCTGTTTCGTCATCAACAATGTCTAGTATTGCATATACTCCATCACCGATTGGTTTTTTTCCATCAACAATTATTTTCGCGGTATTTGACGCAGTTGATTCATTCATATTCAAATTTTCTATTAATTTTTTCTTAATGAAAACAACAGATTCCTCATCGGTTAATGCTGATATTTCCGTATAATAATCGTCTTTCAATACATATGGCGTTGTATCATATTCGATGTCATAATATGCAACTAAACCACTATTATCATCATTTAATGCATCTTGCGAGTTGTACCGTTTTGCGATAACATAATCCGCGCATTTTTTATTTTTTGCATCACTTTCAGTGATATATTTAGATTTCAGCTGCAACTTGTGTTCTTCAATAATGTCATTCACATTATTGGTTATTAATAATCCCGCGTTTAGATTGGATATGACAATACTCAATAAATAATAATTGTCCTGTTTCATAATTTCATTAAAGATTTCAGCGTTTGATAAAGTGGTTATATTTTTAAACCCATATGCTGTAGTAATTTCACCAATCTGAGATTTGATTGATTGTAATAAAATTTCTAAAGTCTGTTTCTTAAAGTTTGTTTCATATTTTGTTGTGGCGAGTACTTTAATTGAACTCATTGAATTTTTCTTATTATCATTATATGCTTTAATATTCACATTTATTGCTTTAATAATTTTTTGGTGGTTGGGCTGATTTATTTCATCTATTTTAAATAAATGAAGTTGCTCTATGAATAACTGGACATTGTATATGTTTCTGTAGTATGGTGATATGATTTTAATAATATCACTTGTTTTTGGAATTATAGTATTCATCATTTTTGTAAATACATCAGCATTCCCATTTCTTCCATCGCCATCATTATCGTAATATGAATTCAATATTAAATGATGTGTGAAATTATTATAATATTTTGCTGATATTTCATTGCGGGTTAGGATGTCTTCATTCATTTCAATAATATTTGTATGTACATCATCATATGACAATAACTCCCACAAATTAATTTTCGGTTTTATCGATTTTACTAATAAATCGGTTTGTAATAAAGATGTTCGAGTAAAATCTATATGAATGAATGGTGTTTGCATAAATGATGTGGGAATAAGTAAATCACCTTCTGAATAAACTGTTTTTTCATTTGAATTGTGACGACCATACTCATGTGGTAAATAAGTTGTAGTCAAAAATTGATTTGAATCATTTTCTGGGACGTAAAATGTTTCTTTACGATGCGATGGTATATATTCGGTAAGATTGTCAGGTCGGGAACGGTTCGGTTTAAAAAGGTCATTTTCTTTTAGATTTCCGATTAATTCTAAATATCGATTATTTGAATCATTTGATGTTTCATATCGTTTAATGTCTTCTTCATACTGACGCAACCAATCATCATCACTCAATTCATTTAGATTGTGTTTAACTACTGGTATCAACCATTTAACACCATCTTCTAATTTATTAATAAGGGGTTTGTCTGACAACCGCCGCAATTTTAATATTCCATTTTCTTCAAAAGAAAACTTCGTTCTTAGTTCTTTAAAACGTTTCAATAACTGATTAACTTCGATATTTGTTTGGTAATCACGCTGATTTGACGGGATTGTAGCGAGTAAATCATCGTGCAAGTCTTGAATTTGCTCATCAATTGAATATAGTTTCTCCTCTTTGTCTACTTCTACATAATAATAAATTTCATCTAATGCTGCACCATATACGATTTGGTCAGCAGCTGATATTTCTACATTTAATTCATCAATATCATTATCATCTGTTAAATTTGAATTTGTATTTTCTTCTTCTTCTTCGAATTCAGGAACAGGGGAAAGTTGCATTTTATCGAATGTATTTAATCCGGATTGCTCATTATTGATAAAATTTTCAATTAATTTGCTGTTTAATTCAGTAGTAGGTGCACTTCTTACGTTTATTTCATTAATTGGAATGTCATCAGGTATCCCCTTGTATTCAAAATCTATATATAGCTTTTCATTATTTTCATAATTTTGAATTTCAATCATATCCTCAATTTTATCAGTAATTTTACCTGTTATAGAATATGGAATATCGCCACCAAAAAATATATCTACCCATGTTCCCACATTTAATTCATTCTGGGCAGCATATCCTATTTTCTTACTTCTATCTAATATGTCTATTGATATAATGCTTTTATCGTCAAATACACTTGATGTGAATGTTAATGATTTCTTATTAAGAGTATTTGTATGAATTAAATCAATACGCTTCTCTGTATCAATGTAGTCTATTAAAAATATTGCGCTATTTATTTCTGGGTTGTTTGGTGCATTAATCATAATTATATCACCCAATTCTAATGTTAATTTACTTTTAGACATAATCTAATATATATATATATATTATTATTTACTAAATTGTTGCATCATTAAAGTTTGTTTTGATTTTTTCAAAAATTTGTGATGCGTGATTACAGGTTGATATAAGATAATCATGAATACTTGATAATTCTTCATCTGTTTTAAATGCAACTCGTATGATACTATCTGTATCATGTGGATGAAACTTCTTAAATCCACAAAATGTTAATATTTTATCACCTTCGTAATAATTTATATGCAAAATGTATTCAATCACTTTTCCTAATGAATAATCTTCATTTTTCAAAACCAAGTCATAACAATTATCAATCGTAGTTTCGGATTTGTTAATTGTCACCGTTTTGGTTTGAATTTCATGGTTAAGAAGTTCGATTTTCTTTAACATTGCATCACATGAGCGCAAAACAAGTACTTCATTATTCAATACACCAACGGATTCAATTATAAAATCAAAACTATTTTCTTTGAATTGTCTGAGTCCATCCAACAGATTCCAATTTTGCTTATACAATGCTAATTCTGCTTCACTAATTGCATTTTCTGAATTTGAAGTAAGTTTGACTTGTTCTTTTTTCCATGCACTATCTAGTTTCGCTGTATCTATTGTGTTTGAATAGCTACTAATTGACGCTACTGAAAACATACCATCTTCTTTTGCTTGCGCTATATCCATCTCGGCCTTAAATTGTATTGATTCTCCATCTCCTTTTTTAGTGTCACATCCTGGTCTCAACCTGGCAAACATAATATAATCACCAGTAATTGTATTTGGAGGAAATATTTTGTCACGTTCGCCTTCATTAATGAATTTGTCTGTTGTTTTTTCTTTTATTTTAAAATCTTTTGTAGTAACATAAATTGTTTGGTCTGTTGTATTTGCCACATTAACCTCGACTATTAGTGAATCATATGGTGCAGATACATCAAGATGAATTGGTACACAACTTAAACGCTGTTTTAACATTTCATTTGTATGCCGAGTATTATTTTTTACAAATTCGGCTTTGTTTTTTTCGTGCGGAAATGTTCTGAAAACAACACACTCGATTTCTGAACAGATGCATCGTCTGATTGAATTTGCGATACTTTTATCCACACCTGACATTGTGAATAAAAGTTTTTCGTCAACTGACCGCTTGTTTGCTACGACTGGTTGCATCACTATATATTAGTATGTTAGATAATTATAAATCAATTTATAATTAAGTTAAACTGTGTATAATTAAGTTAAACTATATACAATTTTTTAGATTAAATTAGTAAATGAGTGTTATATTATATTATAGTAACTTTTGCGAACATAGTAAAGAGTTGTTACAATATTTAACGAAACAGTCTTTTACGTCAATAAACTATCTGTGTATTGATAAACGCTTTAGTAAAAATGGCTCTACGTATATTATTATGGAAAACCAAAAACATATTGTACTACCGTCAATCATCACAAGTGTGCCGTCTCTATTGTTATTAGATGATGCGAACAAAATATTGTTTGGAAAAGACATCTATAAATATTTCAAACCGAAGCAACTATCTCTTATAAAAGATGCAACAAATAACGACGAACCACAATCATTCACATTGAATTCAACTTTTGGTAATGCTATTGCATCGGATACATTTAGTTTTTATGATATGGACAGTAGTGATATGACAGCCAAAGGTGATGGTGGTGTTAGACAAATGCATACATATGCTACAATAAATTTTAATGATAAAATTGAAACACCAGATGAGGATTATGCATCCGATACAATTGGCGAAATATCAATTGAAAAATTACAATCGCAACGCAATAGTGAAATCCCACAACCCAATATGCGCATTTAGTTTAAAATTAGGAATTATTATATCTTTAATAAATAATGTCTATTAGAGGCGGCTTGAAGAAAATCACGTCATCGATTACTTCATCTATGAAAAAAAAACAAATATTAACGGCTTTTTTGGATAAATATTCTAATTTACTTGACCATATTTGTGAGAAAATGGATAATGATATTAATATTGCAACTATCATTACTATTGTGAACTCGCTTAAGAAACGCAATCCCAAATTAATTATAGAATTGTGGCATTCCAATGCAGCAATCACATTCACCGAAATGAAAATAACCAGGGACAATTTCGCGGATAATACTGAGGTATTTATTCAACGTATACAAGGAGACAATTATTTTAGCGAAAGTGTTCGCATGTCAACTGAGAACATTTATGCTAAAATGAATGACTATATCAACGAAGATAATCAAGTGACCCCTGAATTATTTGATTTAATTGAAAAGACTGTTAAGCTCTCGATTTTATATAATAATTTATAATAATTTATATATCGTAAATAATAGTATTACATTTATTAATATAAAAACTTATATATATTATATATATTTATGGATATCCCCTCTATGCCAGAAGATTTTCATAAATTAGTGAAAGATTTCATTGGTGACTTATTGAATACATTTCCTGAATACAATGAAAAATTGAATGAAGATATGTTGTATGTTTACAAAAATGATTCTAACGCCGAACAATTTCAGATACACCTAACTAATATTTTTAATTTTTGCGCGTCATCATTCCCGGAAAGATTTTTTGATATTTTGTATAAAAATGATTTGATGTTTGACCTTGAAAAACGAGAAGATACATATATTACTGAATTCTACCCGGGTATCGATTTTGCGCATCTTTGGAAATCGGATATCACCGAAAGGACAAAGGATATTCTATGGAGATATCTTCAAATTACATTGTTTGCTGTAATTGGTAATATGAAGGACACTATCAAATTTGGTGACACCGCGAAACTGTTTGAAGCTATTGATGAAAATGATTTGCAAACCAAAATATCGGAAACCTTTGAAAATTTTTCGAATATGTTTGATTTATCGAGTAATCCATTATTTGATGACATCAGTGGAGCAAATGACTTTTTTGAAAATAATGGGCTCTTTGGCGAAGATGGAGATAACAATCGTAAAACACAAGATGATTATGCAAATCATTTACCCAACCCCGAAGAGATGCATGAACATATTAGCAGCATGTTAGATGGAAAACTTGGTCGTTTGGCTCAAGATATTGCCGCAGAAACTACTGATGATTTAGATTTTAAAGATGAGAAAAATGTTGGTGATGTATTTGAAAAAATGATTAAAAATCCTACTAAAATTATGTCGTTAGTTAAAAAAATCGGACAGAAGATAGATGATAAAATCAAGGCTGGCGACATTAATGAATCAGAATTAATGATGGAGGCAAATGAATTAATGCAGAAAATGAAAAATATTCCTGGAATGGGTGGAATGGAGGATATTATGAATAAAATGGCTGGTAATTTGGGAGGGAAAGGTGCAAAATTTAATATGAACGCATTTAATCAAAAAAATAAAGTTCATTCACAAAAAGACAAAATGATGCAAGAATTGGAACGTAGAAGAGCTGCTAAAAAACAGACTGATTTGGAGAAGCCTGTCCCCACTATGCCCGCATCAGAAAATTTGAAATTTACTGCATTCACTCCTGATAATGCCGAACCTCCCGTTAAATCATCAATTGATAGTCATGAACCACTTATAAATTGTGCCAAGAAAAAACGCCGCAAAAAAAAGAAATAAATCTTCTAACTATATAGATTATTTAGGTATATATATATAATGACAAATCCTTTTTGGTATAAAAATCCAAGTATTTTGTTTCAGAATTTCGATATATTACCGAATGAAACAATGAAATATAACGATAAGCTTAATGCTATTACTCGTTTGGTTTGTATTATTACTATTATCGGGTTTGCTATTACATCTAATTTTAAAATTTTATTGTCTGGGTTATTAACTATTATTGGAATCGTTATAGTCTATCACACATCCAGACGGTCTGTTCATTTTGACGAGACACTTGATTTAGTAAATAAAATTGAAAAAGAAGGATTTACCGGAGCAGAAACATTCGACGATTTAAAAGAAGACTTTTCTGAACCAACCGTTGAAAATCCATTGCAAAATTTGGCACCTACTAAATTTGAAAATGAACGCATGCCAGCCCCACCATCATTTAACCCAATTGTTAGTACCAAAATTAATGATGTTGTTCGTAAACAGATTGAAACTATTAATAAAGATTTTCCGAAAATGAATGACAAACTATTTCGCGATTTAGGAGATGAAGTTAATTTTGATAATTCAATGAGACCGTTTTATACAATGCCAAATACGCGGACACCCAATGATCAAAAATCATTTGCTGATTTTTGCTATGGGGATATGAAAAGTGACAAAGAAAATAATGAAGTGCTTATTGATAATCTTTTATAATCTTTTAGACAAATTATATAAATTATATAAATTATTATATTATCGTAATTTATATGAATCCTTTCAATAATATGCACGGTATTTATGATGATACTTCTGATAAAACTCAACGGGGTCTATTAAATACATCTCATGCTAATTATATGTTAAATTACTTTGCCACTCCTATCAACAACTCAATTGATATTGCTACGAGTCAACCATATGTTTTTGTCAAAGGTGGTAATAGTTTAAGCAACGGGGCATCGAATGTTGATGATAGTACTACATTGCGTGTGGGGGAAAATGACGGACGGGTTCCAGAACGACTTAATTTGAAACCACGCGAATTTAATACTATTCCTTTTATGGGTAGAGGTCGAGTTGACCCGGACGTTGAAAGTGCTATGTTGCAATCTGGTAATCTACCTGATAAAAAATCTGATATCGGTACAAGTGAAATATCTTCCAATCCAACCGATTTTAATCCACTTCTTCCCGCTCTAGAACAAACCATTACAAATCCTCAGCATTTAGTTGAAGAAAGCGCTGATTCAGGTTGGATTCGCGGTGGATTGCCGTCCCGTGCAGTAGGCCATGAAAATTATTAGTTTGTTTCTTAATTTGAAATATCTTTTGATTATTTTAAATTGAATATTAAAAACCATTCATTTCATTATATATGGCTCTTCAAANNCCGGTTCTTAAATGGGTCGGTGGTAAAACACAAATTATTGACAAAATCATTTCTAAAATCCCACTTGAATTTGATAATTATCATGAGCCTTTCTTAGGCGGGGGCAGTGTTTTGTTGGCGGTATTGTCATTGCAAAAACACAACAAAATTGTTATTAGAAATAGAATATATGCATATGATAGTAATCTACCTCTTATTAACGTTTACAAACACATCCAGACAAATAAAGAAAACCTTTATACCGTGATTCATAAACTCATTTGCGATTATGATAGTCTTGAAGGAGATATTATTAATAGAAATCCTAAAAATTTTGACGAGGCAAAAACATCAAAAGAAAGTTTCTACTATTGGATTCGGAAAGAATATAACGCTTGCGATAAAAATACTATTGACTCATCTGCAATGTTCATGTTTATAAATAAAACATGTTTTAGAGGTATGTATCGAGAAAGCCACAATGGATATAATGTACCATATGGACACTATAAAAAAACACCAACTATCATCACTGAGACGGAATTGTCGATAATTAGTGATTTAATCAAACATGTTGAATTTATACATGGTGATTTTAGAGACTCTATTAAAAATGTACAGTCTGGAGATTTTGTTTATTTAGACCCTCCTTATGCTCCTGAAACACGTACGTCTTTTGTTGGATACATGGCAAATGGGTTTGATATCGACATGCATAAACGATTATTTAGCGATATTAAAAATATGGGAAATGATGTTAAATTTATTTTGAGCAATGCCAATGTTGATTTGGTAACAGACTCATTTAGTGAGTATTCGATAGATAAATTGACCGCTAGACGTGCTATTAATGCAAAAAAACCCGCATCAACAACAACGGAGGTATTAATTTACAACTGATATCGTGATTTGGGTCTTTTTGCTTTTTGTCATTTGTCTACATGAGTTTATTTCCAAAGCTTGCATGCAGATAGAAAGCCATGCCTTTGTTTTTCAACATTTTTCCATTGAACATGAGAGGAGCATACAATCCCGTCCTTGGATTTTTGGAAGCCTTGGTTCTGATTTGAAGCAATCTATTGGGACCATTGATTGTTGTTATCTCGGTGCCTCTTTTCATTGCCAGTCGAACTTTGGCAGAGATGAACTCGTAGTCTTCTTGAAGATGTTGGTGATGCTCCGGGTGTGTCACCTCGTTTGTTGTGACATTTCCTTTGCATTGACCAGTTCTCTTGTCGAATCCGATGTATATTGTTTGGCTCATCTTCATTCCCAGCTTTGATCTCGCGAATGACGTTTCATTTGCTATCTCATCGAGACAATGGTTCAACTGTGTACATGCAATAGATTCGCCAACTGTGAATGTTTTCAACTCGCCATCTGCTAGGTCCATCAATGCTGAACTGTTTGGAATCCCCAAAACATTTTCAATTAATTGGCCTCGTCCGCCTTTGTTTGTTTTTGGAATATCTATCAAACTCCAATTGACCGTGTTCAATTTCGATTGAACATCTGCTACTGTAATTCTCGGGATGTTCATCATGTATGGGTACTGGGGTAGTGTTGTGGTTATCTGTTATTAGCCGATTTGCACAATTTCACTTCTATCTGATTTTTTTTTCAATTATTTTATTATATAACCGGCAAACGATTTTGACCGAGTTCATCGTTTAATGAAACCATATAAGCACTTATTATGTATTATCGTAATATGAATTCATATTATGATATGTATTTAAAAGATAATAATGATGATATGTGCGATACACAGTTTCGTCGAGAGATTCTCGAATTTTTTCATTTAGAAACATATGATGAAACAAAACTTTCTATTAAAACAGACAAACTCTATGCTCTTTTAGAAAAAAATGAAGACTTTCACAAAATTTTTGAATATGTCCTTCAAGAATCAAATTTCATTGCTTTTTGCTCAGAAACTGAAATATCCTCATTTTGTATTGTTGTTCTTTTATCATTTGATTATTTTTATTTATTTAAGCAATGTTATATCGAATTTAAAGAAACTGGTAATGTTGAATCTAAAAATCTTCTGATAGATAAACTATTGGGTCTCTAAATTAATACATATCTATTAGATTATCCAATGGATATATATTATCTAATCGATATGTATTATGGCATCTACTAGAAATATAAATATGCGCGAGGAATATCGTGCCCAGCAGAAAAGTATTGAATCTAAACAAGATTATGATATCAATCAATATGGACGTCCTACACAAGAGCTATTGCCTACACAAATGATGAATTATGGTAGCATGTCACGCGATGCACTTTCTACAAATGCGGTAGACATTGAAACTGAGCTTTTTGGTGTTGGTTCCACTAACCTTGTCGTTGAAAAATCACCGGTTAGACCTGGTCTGATTAAACATGGCGATATTGATTTTAGTACTCAAAATCCATTTGTCATGGATGAAAAACATGTGCAAATTACATATCAGAGACCATTGATGCGTTGATATTGTATGATTTTGATAAATTGATATTTAAAATATGCTTAAAGCATGTATTACGACTGTAATGATTTGTACTCAATTTGAAAACACACATATGGCAAGTATCGAACATGCATTCAAACAGGATTTTTATGGCGATAACGTTCCTTGTCCCATTATTTCTGAGGGGATAATCAAGAAACTGCAACTTTCTTCTTCAAATTTGCAATTTGTATTTGGGGAGACTGAACACTTCCCATTCGGCAAAGAAATTTCGGAGTTTGACGATAAAGAATGTGTGATTTACACAAGTTCCCCTCACAAAATGGTCTCATTATTTGAAAAATACTTTAAACAAGCCAATACTGTGTTTGTTTTCCGAGATAATAACTTGAAAAAATGGTTCTTATATGAGATTGATGATGTCATTTCAATAATCTGTGAAAGCTGTACATGGAAACTTCTGGAAAATGGACGCATGCGAGGCTTTATCAAGGATAAAAAAAACTATATTCAATACATTACATATGAAATGTATCATGGTGAGATGTTCTTTGGCATTAGCCGTGGCAAAGAAAATCGATTTAATGAATTCTTGAAAAGTAAAATTGTAAAATATGAACGCGACATTTCATATGAGTTTGAGGCTTAATTCTGTTTTTTATACCTCATATAAAAGCAAATTATCAATATACACATCATTCCTATCCGCTTATTATTACCATTAAAGTAAAAGGCCTTCTTTGTCTCTGGATGATATTTTTTCAAGAATGATACACTTGCCTCTACTGCACCTGTCGCTAATGCTATACTTGGATATTCCGGTTTTGTTTGACACCCTAAGCAGAAGAGATTATCCATTTTTCCTTTCATATCCAAGTACCCTGCATCTGCTCTTGTAAATCCTACATTTTTTGACATCCATTTATCGTGTTTTCTATATAGCCCTTCACTTTGAGTTACCTTATACGGTTTTATGGTGTCACTATCAATGTTTGCGTTTATTTGTCGCAAACACTCCGCAATTATTTCGTCTTTTGAGCTTTGATTTGGCGTTTTGCCTGTATGTTTGCTCACTGCATCCATATCGACTATACAACACGACCATACTGAATTTACCAGCGGGTCTTTGGATTTTTTTAATACCCAATCGCTTACTGGCTCTATGATAACGTTCCAATCTCCATTACAACTCCAACACCACTCTTTCGGTTGGGGTTTATTACTCTCTCTAAAATGTAATTGAAACCCATATCCTACATAATATGTACGTTCACACCAATCTTTTAACCAATCAAACCCGTTCCAATTGTTTTTTACCCATACATTACAATTACTTACTAGTGTTATTAGAGCTGGTGGTGGTATAGCCAATATGTATCTGTCGCCTTTATGTATTTTAACTTCGCCATTTTTCTTGTTGGTGGTGATAATATCTGTGATTTGACTTTCGTTACTATTGATCCGTATAACTTCGGTGTTTTTGAAGATTTGAGCTTTGACTTTCATTTTGGACTCAACTAGTTCATGCCATTTATTAGGCTCTCGCATTTGAACAAGGTTCGGTGGTGGAATACTGGCAAATCCCGCGAAAAAATCATTTACATGTGTATCTCTTGGATGCGCATTGATTAAAATACTAAATATTTTTATTGCTTTTTTACCCTTCTTTGATATTGATGTTGTATCTAACCATTCTTGTAGTGTCTTATCACTATCAAATAATGTATATCTACCAATTGCTAATGTGAATTGTATCATATCACTTGGACTGAGATGGCTCATGAAAAAACCAGACAACTTGCTTAATGTTGTAGGAAAAGAACCATATACGGGTGCATAATCTGCATCATACATACCTACCTCACTAAGAAAATCAAGAAAATGACTCGTTGATAGAATATGTTTTGGGATTACTCTCGGTGAGTTTTCACTCCAATATTTATCTTCTATCCATTGCGAATTCCATGAACCACCTAACATCTCGTCTCGCTCAATCAACTCCACTCGATGTCCGTTTTGCACTAATGTATATGCTAATGATAACCCACATGGACCGGACCCAACTATGATATATTTCATATTATAGTATAGTATGAAAATTTTCTGTTTGTATCTTAAAATATTTTCCAACCGCGCGTTTGTTTGGGTTTTTTTTTTCTCCGCTTCTTCGTTTTTTTGCTGACTTTTATCCTGCTTTGCTGTGTATACTGCTTTCCAGATTGATTCCGCGACAATTCTCTTGGTACATATCTTAAAAACCACATTTCAAACTCTTTCGTTCCACGTTGGTCTTTCAACTCTTGATATTTTGCATTTTTATCAGCCCGGATTGTTTCTAAAGTTGATTGCTCGCCATAACAATTTATTGAAAAACGCCTCAATAACCCTTTTTGCGACAATCTATTCTTTTGCTGGACTGTAAATAAATATTGTGACATACATAATATGCGATTTTTATCATAATAGGGTCGGTTTGCATACAAGAATGCTAAATAAAAACTCATCATTGTGTCTATTGTTGCAATTTTAACTTTTGCATTATTATAATATATCTCATTGTAACTATGGCATGCAATTGGGCTGTAAAAAAAACATACCGTTTCACCCGATACATTTAACTCAAAATGTTCTGATATGATTTCACCAATATTATCATGTCTAATAATAGAAATCTTCTTAAATCCTTTGTGTTCGAGACGTTCCTTTAATATTGTTGCTGTTTCAAACGCATCTTCTGCTAATACATCAAAATCTGGCAATTTTTCTATTTTGCGTCCAAATTTACGTGGCATATATTTAGAATATAATGTATTGGCGAAACCACCAAAAAATACAACACTCTGGTCTATTAAACATTGCTGTACGGTTTTATATAATTCTACTTCTTCATTTTCTTTTGGTGTATCCATCCCACGTTGAAAATCGACATCATTGCAATTTTTATTTATTAACGGAAAGTGCTTGTTTAATAGTGTTATGCGTTTTAATACCTTTTCCCAACGTGATACATCACCATTCGGTCTTGAAAGTTCCAAATACATTGCCATCCGTAGGTAATTCGGTGGGGCATAAGGAATTCCACTCACGCGAATCGCGTCCTTTTTAATGTTCTTATAAATCTCATTAGAAATCATAGTTATATCAGCGATTGGTATGAAATTCACAAATACTTTATATGTACCATAATGTACACCACTTTTCGATTCAACCTCTTCAAATCCGGCTTTGAAATATATATCTGCTAGTTCTTTTGCATCGTCTAATGGTGTCGTTGAAAAAAAATCATAATCTGGGATTTCTATGTTTTTATCATAAAATTGTTCATCTTTGGGCAATATATTATTGATTGCTGTTCCACCATAACATATTAACGACTTTTGTCGAATAAATGTTTCTACAATTGTGATGATTTTCCGAATTTCTGGTGTATTCAGTTTTGTTTTACCTTTTATTTTGTCGGCTGTGTCAATTGCGCTTCTCAAAATTGCCAATTCGCAATCTTCAAACGTTAATCCTTTGCATAAATCCTTTTTAACCATTATATTAAATACATATATATAATATTTATATAATGCAACTAAATAGGCCATCATGGGATGATTATTTTACACAAATTGTTCAGGTTACGAGCAAACGGTCGCCTTGTGAAAGGCTTCAAGTTGGATGTCTTATTGTACGCGATAATAGAATTATTAGTCAAGGCTATAATGGCTTCTTACCCGGTTGTCTGCATGTTTCTATCGTTAGGAATGGCCACGAGCATGCAACAATACATGCCGAACAAAATGCAGTTGCTGACTGTGCAAAACGCGGGGTTTCGTGTGATGGTGCAACTGCTTATATAACTCATTTCCCATGTATTATGTGCTGTCGTTTGCTTCTGGCATCAGGTATAATACACATTAAATATTTGAATGATTATAAAAATGATTCACTTGTTGAAAATTTTTGTCATCAAATGCATGTTGAATTGGTTAAACTATAGGATCTTGTATTAGTTTGTCCTCTTTGCGCATATATTGCCTTTTTTCAAAAAATTTATTATATTCGATTATATTCGGTTTTTGGGTAAATTGTAATGGAGCTGCGACTAACTGACATCCAATGTCTACTGCCAACACCAGGTCGTCCTTGTGAGGCAGTACCGGGTCTGGTTGTACAAAAATTAGTTTTTCTTTACTATCACCACGCAAGTCTCCTTGCTCCTCTGGGGTCATTGCTCTTATTTTATTAATGGATATTGTTTGTATTTGATGGGGTGTCATTATATTTACAAACGTCCATAATTTTGTTACGTTATCTGATATACTTGTTACAGTTTTGTTTTGTGCGTCATTTCTCCATTTCGTTTGTGACAGGTCCAATGAAATAATTACATTTTTCACACCACTAAACTTTTCCAAGTGCTCTTTTATAATATCCCTTAATGGTTCTTCTCCATTTTTCGCTTGCTCTTCATAATGTCCATATTGCCAAAAATGACCATACCTGACATTTTGCGAGGCCAACTTTTTTGTTATTTTGGTCGAGCCTAACGCGGTTGTCAGTGCCTCTAATAATTCAATTCGGTCACTTTTAATTCTAAAATGCAATATTAAAGGACCACCTGTTTGTCTGACACTAATACTATCTAATACATCTTCCAAGTCTAGGCCATTATATGATTCTTTCATATTTGTATTATTAGACTTTGAACTGACTCCCACAACTGCTCTATCATTAACCGAATATATTTCAAAATCTAAACATCTCGCTCCACTATCTATACAATAGTTTAAAGCACATTCATTCACAAAACTATTTTTTGACGAATTAATTGCACAACAGTTATATGCTGTTTTGAGATGATAATTTATTAAACAGTCATTGGAATATAGGTTACTTTCTTTTAAGTTGGTCACTGGATTATCGATACCATAATTATAATTTTCAAAAACATACGGATTTATTAAACAAAATTTGCCCTGTTCGTACAATAAGATTCCATCCTTAGGGCGTCGGTTTGATGGCACATCAGTGAATGTAGCTTCTTTTACGTCGGACGCCTTGGCGGTGGGGAGAGCGGTGGGGGTGTTGTCACTCGCATCGACAACACTTAGTTCGGAGGCGGTGTACTCAACATTACTCAACTTAAAATCACCACTGTTGCATTTCAAACGGGTCTGATACGCCTCTCCATCAATGGTATATGATACATCGAAATCGCTCTTTTTGTTCCATTGATCCACTGGATTGTTAGTATCATCTACAAATTTAACTTCGGCGCCGTCGATCAACAGTTTGTCGCCCGCAACCGTCAGTTTTTTATCCCGGAGTATTTCAATATCTTTATTATCAACATTAAATGGCGTAGAAGCAACGTTAATGTCTTTCAGATAGTTACACCGAGTTGTTTCTTCTGTTGATTTTGATATAATATACATTGTAATTCCTATAATAATTAAACTATATAGTAATCCTATAATATATATCAAATTACCCGATTCATTTTCCATATTATATATATAAAAGAAATTATAAATATAATATATCTAAATATATAATGGCT